CTACGACTAGCGCGGTGGCCCAATCTAGGCTGCCGCTGATTGTGTTCCATTGCTCTGCAATTGCGACATCTTGCCATTGCATGGCTTGCAATGAAAATGCCAATGGGGAAAGAATAGCCGTGACCGATACGCTGTTGTAAGCGGCACGCCATGTCCAACCTTCCACAAAACCAAGATAAGTGCCGGATGCCATGTTCAACGGCAAATCTGAAATACGCAATGGCAATCCCATGAAAATGTTGATTAACGCATCCCGGTCAGCATCATCAATTTCCGGATTGGTGAGCTCAAAAGTGATTTGGTTAAAATTGGCCTGTGGATAGGCTCTGAGCGTTAAGTAAAAAGCAGCTTGATCCCCGGCATCGCTGGCATTTTCAATTGTGGTGGTGATGATCTGTGCCAATTTGCCATACAGGCCAATTGATGTTGCATCAGAATTGACAACCTCATTGCTTGAATTGTTGCCGTATTTGATGACAATTTCATTGCGGATGTCACCAGCTCTCGTCTGGATCGAAAGTGAATTGGCCAAAGCCTGAGCAGCTGAAAGATCGGTGTATCCGTTCGCTGCCAAATAAATCGATCGATGTGTGCTGTCAGCATAAGAGATTTGCCCCAATGCGTTTTCGTAAATGTAACCCAATCCCGATGTTGCCAAAGCTGAAACCAATGAATAAACATTTGTCGTTGATGCACCGCGATTGGCCAGCTCATAATTGCCTGGTGTATCAATCTCACCCAATCCCGTGTTTTGGGCATCTTGCCATTGCTCTGTTGGATCATAGGTTGCCCATTGCAAAGCTGCCGGCACTTCGTTCCATGAGTTAATCAACAGATCAGTCAGAATTGTGAGAATCTGAACCCCATCAAAATCTTTAGCCAAAACGCCTTCGGTCAATGCTTTTGGCAATCGAGACAATGCACCCAATGCCAGAATTGAGACCGATTGATTGATCCCAACAACGCCCGATGCAGCAATGCCAATGTCAAATTCTGTAACAGTACCGCCGAAAATGGGCACAAATGTGTTCGTTGAATCTTGCAATTCAATTGTGACAGCATCATTAATTTCAATGTCGATGATGGATTGATCCAGATTGATCAGCTCAAGATTGACATACCCGGCATTTGCTTGCTCATAAATGTTTGTCCGGCCAGATGTGATTGAAAGGTTGGCCAATGCATAATTGGTGTATGTCTCACCGCCAATGATTACGCGCCAAACGGGATTGAAAACACTCATGCTGACACAAAATTCGTTGCGCCATTGGTGCCGCGATAGGTTGAATTGTTGAGCGCATCAACCACAGCTCTTGAGAAACCTTCCTCATCGATGACGGATGGAGAATTGACATTGATTGTCACATTTGGTGTGTTTGATGCAGCCAAAATTCCAGCAAGCGTGTTTGTATTGACACCAGATGTGCCAAATGCAAATGGCTTGTTAGAAGCCGCCATAACTCCGGCCAAAGTTGTGGTGCCGCTTGTAAAATTATCAAAAGCTCCAGCAACATCATCAACAACCTTTTTGGTGTCTTTTGCAATCTTTGTTACCGCGCCGCCTATTGATCCGCCCGTTGCGCCGCCGCCAGTTGCGCCACCAGTTCCCCCGGTCAATCCGCCTCCAGTTGCGCCACCACCGGTTGATGATCCTCCACCGGATGTGAATCCAGTTGGCAATGATGCAGCTGGCACCGAAATGCCTCCGGTGGAGCTTGATCCGCTAGATGTTCCAATCTTTGAAATTGGTGAAATGTCTGCGCCCGGCTTGATTAGGTTGAAACCACGGATCGCAACATTGACCAGATCGATTGCTGTGTTGATCAAACCTCGCAAAGCTCCAACGACATTTGCCATGATGTTTAACACAACGCTGGCTACATCGCCAACCACGCTGAAAGCTTTGCCAATAACATTGCCAATGATTGGAGCGGCAGCTTTGATGACATCAAAAAAAGCTTTAAATTCATCTTTGTTTTCAATAACAGTTTTTTTGATTTTGTCGAAAGCTGATCGGAAACCTTCAAAAATAGGTTGCACAAAATTTTTGATGCCATCAGCCAATGTTGTTAATGTTCCATCCATTCCACCGGATTTTTTGCCAAAAGCATCAGCAACTTGTTGCACAATTGGGATGACCTTTTCTGAAAAGAAATTGGCCAATTGTAAAACTACCGGCAAAAGTGCCTGACCAATTGTAGTTTTGGCATTTTCTAATTGAGCTGTAAGGATGCGTGTTTTGTTGGCCAAACCATCGCTGGTGCGCTCAAAATCGCCTTGGGCAGCTGATGTTTGCTTGTAAATTAAAGCTTGAGCTGCCAACACTTTTTGCTGTGGTGTCAAGGCATTTTTGGTGGTGCTTATGATTCCCAATTCCAAAGCGGCTTGGCGCAATGAGGCATCATCAAGCAAAACGCCATATTGGCGCAATGGCTCAGCTTCGCCACGCAAAGCCGATCCAATCGCATTGATTGCTTGCTCTGGTGATGTGTTGTTGAAAGAGGCCAAATCTGATGACAATTTAACAAAGTCGATTGAGAATTTGCTTAGATTCTCACCGCTTAAACCGGCTGATTTTCCAAATGTGGCAAATGTAGCTGCGGCATCCAATGCCTGTTGCTTTGTCTGGCCTAACGATGCGGCGGCACCATCGGCAAATTTCTCGATGTCTTTGGCTGACTTACCAAATAAAACATTAACTTTTGAAATCGTTTCGCCCAAATCGCTCGCAGCTTTAACAGCATCCACGCCAATTTTGATTGCCATTGCACCAGCTGCGGCAGCAACGGCAGCAAAAGCCAATGCAGCCTTTTTGCTAAAATCACCGATTTTACCGGCAAAACCATCGACATCTTTTGAGCCTACATTGAGGCTTTGCTTGAGTTTATCTACATCAGCAAGAATCGAAAGCTTAAGTGTTCTTGATTGACCGGCCATCACCACTCCTTCAAAATCTTAGTAAATGCATTTTCCCATTGAGAGATGATGTGAGGCTGTTCGGCGCGCAATGTCGGATAGATAAAATATCCAAATGATCCAATGCCGCCGGGAGCTTTGCCAGACCAAATTGGAAATTGCCTAAATTTCTGTGAGCCAAATTCGTAACCGCCCCAAAGCTGTTGTGTGGTACCGCCACCGCTAAATTTTTGAGATACAAAGCCGTAGCTGATCTCACCAATCTTTGATGACTTACTTACGCGCGATCCTTGAGCAATGCGAATTGCCGCCTTATTTGGGCGGCCACCAGCTGCGGCTGTGACTTTCGATTGCAGGTAAGTGGCCAATCCATTTGAAACGCCTTTGGCCTCAGAAACAGCTTGCTCATCCATGGCTTTGAAAGCCTTGATGATGCCGCGCAAATCACTCTTGTCGTAAGTGATTGGTTCAGTTGCCATTTTTTGTCCTTAGAATCTCAAAAGCGGTCAAGACATCCTCTGGTGTTTGAAACTCTGATCGTGACAATCCGGTATGGATAGCCAATTCCCAAATGATCCGGTTTAAGCTTCCCGGCTCGTAGCTTTTGGGTTTTCGGATTCTCCCATGCTGATGTCAGTCACAGTTTCGCACCACACTTCAAAAGGCTTTACAGTCTTTCCGGCTGCCTCGCGTTTCATTGCGTGATACGCCAAAAACATCAAATCAGCAATTCCCAATTTCTCCGCTACTTGTTGAATTGTGTTTCCGCTTTGGCGTTCCCATTTCATCCACTCCGGTGGAAGCGCGGTATAGGTTGCGCTTTCCCCCGTAGTGAATTCAATTGTAATTGGTAGTTTCATGCTCCCGATCTCCTTTATTTATAGCGTTGGTGTTGTTACACAGGTAAAGGATAGTGAAACAGTTTGTGCATCTGGTGCGGTGCCTCCAGCTGATGGGAAAATTGGCTGCACATCAAAATTGAACACCGATCCTGATGCAGCTGTAAAAACAACCGCCAATGGTGTATTTGGTGCTGTGTCTGCCGCTGTCCAAAGCGCGTTGCATAGCGATCCTCCAGCTGGCCAATCTGCCAACATTTCAACGGCAAATGTGCCTTGAGTATCGGTTGTGTAATAAGCCTTGCCATCGAGTGTTTGGTATGTATTGATTGTTGAATCAATTGTTAATGTTGCTGATGTGGCCTGAGCATCATACGAATCACCATCAATGGTAAATGTGATGTCTCTGCCGGTCACGATTGTTGTTGGCATGATTTCTCCTTAGTTGGTGTAGTAGGTGCTTACTTGTAAATCGGCTGTGAGGTATTTGCCCGCACCGACTTCCAATGGTTGAGGTTGATTCACATTGCCCACTTCGTATCCATCGGGCATTGCGCTGATGATGCTGATCATCAATGTTTCGAGATTGTCTAAAGCTGCGGCATTGTTGGCATAAGCCACAACACCGGTGACAGTTAAATTGATTTTGACTTTTGTTGTTGCGCCATTGATTAAAACGCTCTCCAAATATGGTGCATCCGGGATTAAACAGATGCTCGGTGATGTCATTGTCTCTGGGATGCCGTTGTACACATTTGCAGCAATTCCGGAAAGTGCTGTTTTGAGTGGCGTGCGGATTGCTGATTCGATGCTCATTGACACATCGTTTCGACATCAAGAAACGGGCCTAAGAGGCCGATAACTCGGTTGCTCAAGCTGCGGCCGAGAATAAATGGTGATGGCTGAAAATTGTCTGACATGATTTGGTTGCCCGGAGCTGTGATGCTCTGAAAAATCTCAACGGCTACAACCAAGATTGCATTTTCAATTGGTGGTGTCGATGCGTACAGCTGGGCTGCCGATGCTCCACTCAATGTCGCTGTTGCCGCTGGAATAAACGGCAATGGATAAGTTCGATCAGCTGCGGCTGTTGCAGCTGTGAAAGTGTAAGGCTCAATCCGATCATCGGTGACTGTATAGGTCGCGTTGTAAATTCCGGCCCCGGTAACAACAACAGATTGACCCGGCACAAAGTAATTTGGCCGCATTGTGGTGAAATAAATGACGG